ATGCTGGCTGGTGAGGCGGGAATGTGTCGTGTGGTTTTTCTTTTTTCTTTTTGGGTTTTGGGGTGTCTTAGTACTAGCCAATCTCAGTTATTTAACTCACCTATAACTCAGCACTTTTATGCTCATTTGTCATCGCCTACAAGTGCCCGTACAGGACCACTGTTTTCTGACTATCTCTACTTGCTCATATGTGGTCGCTTACAAGTAGTCAATACATCTTTTTTCTTGTTCTGTTGTTGTAGGCGCCCTCAAGTATGCATCTTTTGTTTTTTTTGTTCTTGTCTCTTTGTCTGTGAGCGCTGACAGTTAAGCACACCAACTGACTTTCTCTTTCTTTCTTGCGTGCTTGTAAGCGCCTACACTCACGCATTCATCACCACTTTTTTATTTCCTCACTTGATTGTCGGCGCCTACACCTGTTCATTCTCGCTACGCTCCTGTTAACATTTTTTCTCCTGGCCGTTCCGGCCCGTCTGTCCACCCCGTCTCCGTAGAGTACGGCCTTAGAGTGTCAGCGCTTACAAGTGGTGTTTTTCTCATAGGTGATTGTCAAGGTCTTTTCTGTGCTAGTGCTGTATGTGATGCTGTTCTAGTGAGTTAGGTGATGCTCAGCGTTTCTGTGTCTCACTGTTTCTTGTTCATACCTGTCTAGTTGTATCCGGGGGCAGAACGGGCACGCCGCCCGACTTCCCCCCGGACCCCCGTCTTGAGGCGCTGGGTAGAGCGGCGTCGTCACTACGTTCCTCCTGTTCCCGCTCTACCAGTACTAAAGAGAAAAGGTTTATTTTTCTTCTTTTTTCTGTAGAGATGATACACCACTTTAGTATGTGTTGTGCTTTGTGTCTTTTCTCTCTTAAGGATCCCTTCTAGGTGGTGTATATAGGGCTATCTGTTCAGGTAAAACAGCGCTGTGGTGATACACCCTTTATACGCCTCTCAGAGCCCGTATAAGAGCCTTGTAGAGCATTACAGGACCACAGCGGTATGGAGCACCTGTCCTTGTTCACTATAGGCTCTTAAAAAGGCTTATACGTGTTCTTCACTGGTCGTTGAGTATGTGACACATAGTAGTCTTGAGATACCTCTCTTCCAGGGTCTGAGAGACGAGCGATCCAGGTGAGACATAGCATAGTTCATGACTCTCTCAGAGATGGTTTTGAGAGAGACTTTGTCATGACAAAGTCTGTGCACGGAACGCTCCTCTCTGACATGCACAGAGCGTGCACAGGCGTGCACAAAAGGGGGTTTTGTGCACGCTGATCAGTGCACAACAGTGTCTTTTTTACGTCTTAGACAGTAAAAATACCCCCTTTGTGCACTCTAAAACGGCTTGGGCGTGCACATGTGCACGCCTGTGCATGACTCACCGTGCACAGCAACACCCCTATTTTTCCTTGGAATCTCAACGTTTTTGATCTAAAAAATAGTACTGTGCATGGTGTGCAAGGGTTCCCAGGGGGGGTGTGAAATTTTTTTATGATACTCTATTTATACGGAGGGCTCGGGAACCTCTGCACACCGTGCACACCCCCAGGAACCCGGGTCATTTTAGATCATCTCAGGCGCCTGAGCGGCGCTCAAAACTTTTACAGATCGAGTCGTTCAACTATCGAGTTGTGCACCTCAAAGAGGTTACTCACCTCCTCATAGGAACCTTGATCCGATAACCCTCTGACGCTAGTCCGATCTAGGGCGAGTCTACTCTACCTATGAGAAAAATAAAAAATAAAAAAGATCCTTCTTAGTACTGGTAGAGCGGGAACAGGAGGAACGTAGTGACGACGCCGCTCTACCCAGCGCCTCAAGACGGGGGTCCGGGGGGAAGTCGGGCGGCGTGCCCGTTCTGCCCCCGGATAAGAGAAACGACTCATGTACCTAGAGCACTACTCACTGGACAGGTGAACATTCCTTTACAGATAAACTGTTAAGCATCTCTGGCTCACCGACCTAGTCTTGAATAGACATAGTAGGTCACCACTACAAGAGGTCTACTATGAGGTGGGTGATTCACTGTATCTCTGCTGTGCCGTCTGACGACGGAAACCACTACACGGAGATGAGACACAGAGTTTTTTATTCCACGTACCAGGTACTAAACATCCTACAGCAACAGCGTTTCAAGAGGCCGTACTCTACGGAGACGGGGTGGACAGACGGGCCGGAACGGCCAAGAAAGGTGAATTGATACAAAAACGTTATTTACCTATATTTACAGTAAGAAAAGAAAAAATATAGGTAGCACGGAACTTTTTTGCTGATTCTGCGGTTCTGGATGTGGGGCTTGACCTGGTGATATTTCCCACCAAGAAATGAGTTTTATCACCATCATCAACAAAAAACTCATTTTCTATGTAGATATAAAAGGTTGATCTTATCTTATAGGGAGTTGCGATCCATGACTGCTAAGAGTGTAATTGAGTTCTCATCTGACGAGGTTGAGTTGGTTGAGAGTGAGTTCAAGAGTTATGTTGGCCTGTTTGTCAACGAGAGCGATGTTGCTCAGTACATCATCAACTGTACAGACTTTGACATGATGTTCCGTTTTGCCGAGGAGACCTCAAAGTGGATGGAGTACATTCCGTCTACTGGTACCTGGCGTGAGTCCTCAAAGGACATGGTTATTGCTGGTGTGTCAAGAGTACTGTCTCGTACATGTGAAGTGCTTTCACACTCTCAGGACCAGGAGCGTTTTAACGAGAGGTACCTGTCACAGTTGAAGAAGGCTGCTCTGCACAGGTCAATGATTCCTATTCTCAAGGATGCTGTCAGAATCTCAATTGATGAGTTTGACAACAACCCGTATCTGTTCAACTTTAAGAACAACGTCGTTGACTTTGAGAACAAGACATCAAGGGCTACCGAGCCAGACATGTTGAGCACAAAGAAGTCTGATGTGTCTATCGACTGGAATGAGTTCATGGATGCTTACAAGAACAAGTATCCAGTCAGCGATGAGGGCAAGAGACGTTTTGATGCTATCATGTCGGCCATTCCTGAGGACAGTCGTGAGTACCTGCTCTACTACATCGCTACAGGAATGATTGGTCGTGCACCTGATCACATCTTGCACCTACACGGTTCTGGTGCTAACGGTAAGTCATCTCTCATTGCTCTCATCCGTCGTGTTCTTGGTGACGGCTACAGCGTGAGTTCAACACCATCTGTTCTGACATCCAGTGAGCGTAGTCGTTTCTCAAAGTTCCGTCTACAGGGTGCTCGTTGCGTGTTCTTTGAGGAGTTGCCCAAGGACCGTTACATGGATGAGAACCAGATCAAGCAACTGGTGGACACACCAAGAATGACGGCTGAGAGAAAAGGTATTGACGAGGTTTCCTTTAAGGTCCAGTTCTCAATCATTGTCGCCACAAACAACCTGCTGCAGGTAAGCACCATGGACCCAGCCATCACTCGTCGTCTCATGGTTATTCCTACACCGTACAGGTTCACAAGGAATCCACAGGAGCCTCATGAGCGTCTTGCTGATCCGTCACTGAGCGCATCATCTATTGACAACCTACCAGATGATGATCCTCTGTTACAGTACGCCACACAGGTTTTCATCCGTTACGGAATGAAACTTTCTGATAACGATTTTGTGATTCCTGTTGAGCCATCCAAGACGATGGAAGAGGCTAAGCATGAGTGGCTTGGCGGTAGCGACAAGATTCAGATGTGGATTGACGACTGTCTGGAGGAGTGTGACTCTCGTATCTACAGCAGTAAGATTGACCTGTACGAGTCATACTGTCTCTACGTCAAGAAGAACGGTTATGTTGCACCTGGTTCAAGTGTCTGGCGTACAGAGGTGAACAAGCACCAGTGGTTCACCTCTCGTGGCCTTAAGGTTGCCAGGACCAGAGTTGGTGAGGACATGGTTCAGTCCAGGTGGACCAACCCAGTCACGGGCGAGCGCAGCCAGGTTACCAGCAAGCAGCCTGAGATCATGACGGGTATCCGTATTATTGACTGAGAAGTCAAGGGTTGATCTGTTACCTTTTACCTGATATTATCCACATGATGGTAAAGGAAGAGGCACAGTCAACCTTACAAAAATAATCGTGCTGAGTTCTTGAAACTCCCCCGGATGACACATCTTAACTCCCAGTGTGTATCCGGGGTTCTTCTTTGTCCAGGCGCAGGTGATGACAAGCAACCCCGCGAGCGCCAAATCACACAACAATCGACAGTCATCACATCATAACCTCCTGTACCACAGTGTTACAGACTCGTGACAACAGACACCAATCCGTTATATTGCAACGATAAGTGACTATGTATAGATATTCTTCCGCAGACGAGGGAACGATCCTTGCAGGGTGAGGTTGTAGCAAAGAGGTAGATCCACAAGTCTGACTTTAAGAGATGAACCTTTATCTACCACTTTCTTCAAGCACAATGAGGTGTTGCACAGATGCTCCCCGAGTTCCTGAAAAGCATCAACCATGATCTTGTCCTTCTTGTCGGCGCCCTGATGATTGCAGGCGTCGGGTACTTTACCGCTGTCTGGAACAACGTCAGGGACAGATCCAAGGACACTTTGGATGGTCTGATCGAGATGAGCGATCGTCTCAGAGAGGACTACATGAATCTTCACGACAAGCAGCAACAGCAGTACAATGACATCGAGCGGATGTTCAAACAGGCGCAGGCTACACGTAACTACACGTGGACTCTACGTAACCACATCAACAGACAGTTACCGCCTCCACCTCCAGAGCCTCCCTCTATCATCAAGGACGAGTATGACTGTGACTATGTGTCAACAGACGATAAAGTTACTATTGAGCGTCCTGGTGTAGGCGCAGACAGTCATCAGTGATATTCTCCTGGTGCAGTGACCTGTCGTATTTACTGACACGTTTTCTCCGCAGGTACTGACACCACAACAGACCGGGTTCCCACCTATCGCAACTCCAGGGAACCCGGTCATCTCTTTATATTGAAACAGTTACTGAATTAGTACTTGTCAGGAAACTGTGTTACTACTAACTTGTTGACCTGTCAGTGCTTATATAGATATTTAAGTCAACAAGATGTGTCAACATATGTAGACATCAACACATGTAGACTTTTAATGAGGAGAGTCGTTTATTATGCAGGACTGGCAGAACCTAATCGCTGACGTAAACATGTTCCTGGATCACCACTATACCGAGGGTCGTGACGGATACGAGATCAACAAGATTCTTGTGCACCACAATGCTGGTAACCTCAGTGTTGAGGGGTGCTACAACGTGTGGCAGACTCGTCCAGCGTCAGCACACTACCAGGTGACCAGTGACGGTACTATTGGTCAACTGGTTCATGACTGGGACACGGCATGGCACGCTGGTGACTATGCCACCAACTGTCAGTCCATCGGTATCGAGCACGCTGATGTCTCAAACAGCGAGTACTACCTCTCTGACGCAACCATTGAGAACGGTGCTCATCTGGTCGCCGCTCTTTGTCACGCATATGGCCTTGGTTCACCAGAGTGGCTGGTCAATGTCTTCCCTCACAGTTACTTCTCCAGTACCGAGTGCCCAGCCGCTCTTGCGTCATGGCAGAACGAGGACTACATGAGCCGTGCCAAGTACTGGTACAATGAGATGGCTAACGGGAACTACGGTTCAACATCCAACTACCAGTCCTCACCTGTCTCTGAGCCTATCGTTCCAGATCAGTTTGTTGATGGAATCTGGGGCATGAACACAACTGGTCGTATGCAACTTCTTCTTGGTACGACTTTTGACGGTGTTATCTCTTCTCAGGCTGACTCTAACAGCGACAATGTTCCGGCCGCAGGTGCCGGTTGGGAATGGGTCAGTGATGACGACGCTGAGGGTTCTCAGACTATTGCCGCTCTACAGCGTTTGCTTGGTGTTGAGGATGACGGTCTGATTGGTCCTGGAACCATCTCGGCTCTACAGGCTCACATCGGTGTCACTGTTGACGGGTACGCTGGTAGCGAGACAGTCAAGGCTCTTCAGACTCGTATGGAGGCAAACTACATCTGATAATTTATAAATAGAATAACTGTTACATAATTGTTATTCTATTTATAACAAAGAAATACCCTAGGGTGCATTTCCTTAGACGTAGTGCATACCTAGGGTATTTTTATACGGCAGGAGCGTCCTTTTTAAACAAGGTAAAAACGCCTACATCTAAGGTATTTATAACGGTAAATCACTAGTAGCCGACTTTTTGGCAGTATAATGCCGTTTTAGTAGTGGGATATAGCATAGTTCATCCGATATTCAAAGCACATCATGAGATAGATAAGTAAGGTTACTATCTCGCTCTTAAATTCATCATGGGAGATGACAAAGATGTATTCAGTAAAGAAGATGAACGCTGTTCCAGATTACCTATATGACGAGAGACCAAGTGTAATCTCTTATGACGAGAGAAATGAAATTCTTAGTAAGTCATCAAAGTATTTCAGTCAGGCCAAGAGAGACTTTGAATTGTATGACGATGACAGGAGCAAGAACTGGAGACTGGTATCCAGTTGGAACTCTTTCAAGAACATCTGGGACGGATACCGTCAGGACATCCAGGAGATTCTTGGTGGTCGTAACATCATCAAGCACCTGTCAATGATTTGCAGTGATGACCACTACTGTAAGCGATACAAGCCATTTGGGTGGCACAAGAGAGAAGAGTTTGATCACAATTTCTCTCAGGCAGTCATCTATGACAGGTACGTCCAAAGGATGTTGGCTGTCGTCTCTGACCGTGGTAAGACGATGTATCATGAGATCATTGACTACGCAAATGGTGCAGCAAAGATGATTGACAAGAATCCTTTCATTAAGTCCCAGTCATACTCAAGTAAGTACTTTGATGCTGAGAAGGGTCTGTTCTACATGCTGTACCGTGCCTCAGAGGGTGCATACCTTGAGAGTCAGACCATTATCGCTATGGATGAGTTTCTTTATAGTGAGTACGGTCTGAATGTCATTCCAGCATCACTAGACTGCGAGAAGTATGACATCGACGCCATTATCATTAAAACTGAAGATGGAGAGAAGAGTACGTCATATACCAAGTTGGCTAACGTCTCTGTCAAGAACAAGGGTGCTCTCTCATCTGAGACAGCATCAACATACAGATACATGAAGGGCAAGAACAAGCCTGATGTGTATGTTGGTCTTGAGTGGAATGAGGACTCTGAAAAGGATGAATTGAAGTTCATCTATCCGGCTGATGTCTATGCGGCATACGCAAAGATTGTAGACGGAAACCCTAACAGGATGTCAAGGAAACTAGATCTAAAGGAAATCCTAAAGGATACAAATAAGGATAGTTTCTGGATGAGTGGTCTTATTAACGTCGAGGCTCTACCACCTGGTGAGTCAGAAGAAGTTTACTACGACGGAGAAGATGACATTAACAGCGAGGAAGAGGAGACATGTTTTGACTGGTTCTCTAGCGACAGTAATGTTTATGATGGTGATTTGCCATTCTGATTTTTGCAGATAATAAGTATTGTCAGTAATACTAGAACTTTTAGGAGAAAATCATGTCATACAAGGTGTCGTCAAGAAGAAGTCCAGAGCATCAGGGTCAGCCATCTCTGTTTGAGGGTACTGATGAAGACTATGGTACTGTAAGTGACAAGTCAAAGGCAAAGAACTTTTTAAGCCGTTTTCAATACTACATCGAGCCGTTTGAGAAGTACTCAGACTATTTCAAGTCGTCGGCTATGAATAAAGGTCACATCTGTAATGTGATCAAGAGGAACTATATTGATTACGTTATAAACTCTGGTTGGTCAGAGCAAAAATACGTCTATGCTCTTGAACTTGTATTTTATAATAGAGAACCTTTTACAAAAAAGGCTATTTGTGATGGCGGCATGGACTATGACGCCACCTACCAATAATACAAGACCTACCACACTGAATCACTTTAACATCATAGGAGGATGATATGTCGGACCCGCGTCATACATCGAGATGGCGTCAGGTCAGAAGAACTGTTCTCAGAGAGTCCAACGGATACTGTTACCTATGTGGCAGGCCGTTGGATTTCTCTGTTTGCCGTGGTGACCTGAGGCCAGTCGTTGATCATGTTCATCCTATAGATAAAGGTGGTGAACCATACGACTACTCAAACCTTGAGGCTGTTCACGAGATATGCAACAGAATTAAAGGAAACCGCCTGATCTCAGATATTTCAATGAAAAGAGAGATAGACGCCGCCAAGACAATGGATGACGACTTTACTCAGAGCGGTATCGACTGGTCACTGTAGACCAACGTCGTTTCAACATAAAGTTACTCTTTTTCTTTTAACCATAGGCGGTGCAGTTAGAGATGGGGAGACCACGCAGTACCATCAAGGCTCTCAGAGACGCTGAGGCATCAGGTGACAACCTTGCTATCTTGAAGGCTCAAAGAGGAATCCTCATTGAGGACATGTCCAAGGCCAGTGATCCTGAGCAGCGTCTGAAGTTTTCCAAGGAGATTCTTAACATCAACAAGGTCATCCTTAAAGAAGAGGGCGCCAGGACAAAGAATGATGATGTTGACAGAGAGGTCGATGAAATCATGGCGGCTCGTAACTCTCTGAACTTTGCCAGGAGAGACGAGGAAGATGATTAAGCATCTACCTAAGATTGGTAGACAGGAGCCGACTCTTAAGAATGCTGATGAGTCTCTACCGTCTGTGATGGACGACCCCATGTTTGACAACGCTCTCAAGTCATGGGGCGTCAACCTGATGGTGTTTCAGTCCTCGTTGCTCAGGTACTCTCTGATGTTCAGAACTGAAAGCGATAAGACAATGACGTATGCATACAAGCAGTATGGTGTGTCAGTACCAAGACAGAACGGTAAGACAGAAGTCATTGTTGCTCGTATCCTTATTGGTCTGGTGTTTACTAATGATAATATGTTTTACACCTCACACCAGCAGGCATCAGCGGTGGCTATCTTTCATCGTGTTCTTGACATCATTGAGTATGGGCCTGAGTCACTGAAACGGTTCTTTCCTGACCTACCTGGTAGAAAGGTGAAGCGTCCTTGTATCACAGCACGTGACCCAAAGACTGGCAGGCCAATTGGTTCTGTTGAGTTCTTTACACGTGGTGGTGGAAGCACTGGTCGTGGTCGTAGCACCAACCTTATCTTTTTTGACGAGGCGCAGGAACTGGCCCGTGGTGAGGAGGATGCTCTGGTTCCTGTCGTGTCATCATTCAAGAACAACCAGATCTGGTATGTCGGAACACCTGAGCCTAGAGAGGTTGCTGGGACAAAGGGTGCTCACTCTATGAAGTCATCTGGTCTGTCAACCAGGTTTGCTGAGATACGATCAAAACTGAGTACTGGTAAAGGTGTGTTCTGGGCCGAGTGGGGTGTCATTGAGTTGACTGACCCGATGAACCGTAGTCAGTGGTACGAGACAAACCCGGCTCTGGGTATCACGTTTGCCAAAGGTCGTGGACTAACTGAGGAGACTATCGCTGGTGAGGCTCAGTCCATGTCACCGGAGACGTTCAACATTGAGCGTCTTGGTTACTGGTCAACACAGGACAGGAACCACGCTATTGACATCACGTTGTGGAACTCTCTTGCTCTCGACAAGAACTCGTCTGATGTCGAGACCATGGGTTTCCTGAAAGGCTCTCGTGCTGTATGTGTCAAGACCAACCCTGAGCACACAAACTGTTATGTCGCAGTTGGTGCACAGGGGTCTGATGGTATCGCTCTGGTTGAGGTGATTGCGTCGTTGCCTACTGATGGTAACTGGTTGGATCGTCTGTGGAGCGTTATCGAGCCTCTGTACAACTCACCTGTCGTCAAGCAGATTGTGTTTGACGGTGATCTTGGAATGTCTCGTGGTAAGGAGATGCTTTCCAGTCGAGGCAAGTGGGACATGAGGAATGTCAGCGCATACAAGTATGGTAAGGTCTCTATGGCTAGACCGGCTGACATGGCTGAGGCGTCATCATCTTTCATGGGTAAGGTTGCTGACAGAACCATCCGTCACTTTGGTGATCCTAAGACGGCATCCATTATCTCTGACGCTCAGCAGAGGTTCAGTGGTCGTGGTGGTTTGCTCAGACAGATCGGTTTTGACTCAATCTCTGGTAAGACAGACTCAACAGTGATTGAGTGCATGGCTCTGGCTGTCAGTTTTGCGTCTAGATACAAGAGTGTACAAACGGGCGATCATACAGATGATGGTATCAAGGTAAGTGAGTCTGTAGGCGGAGACATCGAGGTCTCTAACTCGGACATTGTTATCTCTGACTACAGGAGTATATAGGAATTATGGACATCAGTACACAGAAGGATTTCAGGGACGTGTTTGTCAGGATGACACAGACCTTGGAGTTGAAGAAGGGTTTCCACGACGAGCACCGTGAGATCTATGAAGGCAAGAGAAGTGCCAAGACTCTCGCTATCTCTCTACCTGAGAAGTACGAGGCTAAGTTACGTACACACCTGTCCTGGGGTAAGACGGCTGTTGACACTCTGTGCAACGACGTTGACTTTGACGGGTTCAACAATGATGAACTTGGTTTTACCAGAATATTGAAGACGTATGGTGCCTACCCGGCCATCTCGTCAGCAGTCAGGAACTCAATGATCAGTGCCTGTGCCTTTGTGTCTGTGCTACCTGACTCACGTGGTGTTCCTGTCTACACATCTTACACAGGTCGTGAGGCTACTGGTATCTGGGACTCTCGTTATGGTCTGGTGGTTGGTCTTGCTATCAACAACTACACTGTTGATCCGATCTCAAACTTGAAGACAGTCAAGGACTACCTGATGTTCCTACCTGGGCAGGTTCTTAAGGTTAGTACAGATGGTCGTATCATTGACACGTTCAGTCTACCTACAGATCGTATCGCCCTGGTTCCGTTTGTGTACAACCAGGATCCAGCAATCAAGCCGTTTGGTGAACCACGTATCAACGCAGCAGCAAAGAATGCTCTTGATGCTGGTCTGAGGACAACCAAGTTGATGGAGATTGCTAACGACATCAGGCTTGCGTCACACAACATCGTCTCTGTCGCCGGTCCTCAGTCAAACGGCACCATGGACATTCAGAACGTCAAGTCAAACATCTCTAGTATTCTTGTTGTCAAGACTGAGGAGTCTAACGTCAACAGTTTTAGTCTACAGACACCGGATGTCAGTGAGTTGTCTACTCTGTTGTCAACAAACGCTGTGAACTTTGCCAACGCGGTAGGTATGACAGCATCAGCGTTTGGGTTCAACCCAGAGAACGGATCTTTCTCGTCTCAGACTCTTGTTGAGATGGGTAAGCCTTACTCTAACCTTGTCCGTTCAGCACGTCGTGGTTACGGTGAGTCAATCAAGAATCTTGCTATCACGTCAATGGCTGTCATGACTGGTCAGTACAACGAGGACTTTGAGGTCATCTCACCAGTGTTCTTTGACTCTATCCCGTCATCAGAGATTGGTGCTGTCGCTGACGGTCTTGGAAAGATTACCGCTATCGCCCCTGGACTGGATGTCAGCGCATACATCCGTCACAACATTCTTGGTGAGAGCGTTGCAGACGCAGCAATGGCTACTGAGTTACCGTCTTTTGAGGCGGCCAGGAAGAGTGCTGAGAAATATGCGACGATAACGACTGAGGCACAGTCTGTCATCTCTGGTGGTGAGTGACGTTGGTAAGCGCCTACAAATATGACACTAGTGCTATCGAGAGGTTGAGTCAGTACATCTCGTCACTGACGATCCCACAAATTGTCAAGAGAGGTAGTCTCTCACACGGACAGAAACTTGTTCATGGTATCGCTACTCAGACAGAGAAGATGACTCTGGATAGTCTGGCTGTATTGCTTGCTGACCCATCTGTTTCTCTTGATGATGTCAGCGCTTACATGTATGACGACTTGAAGAACGCGATCATGTTGTCAAGACGTGCCGCAGAGGGTGTGTCTCGTGAGTGTGTTCTTGGTTCACTGAAACGTCATGGTCATATTCTTGTACCAGCACTACCTGAGATGATCGGTGCCAGGATAGATGACACGCTTACATCTGTTATGGAACGTCTCGAGAGCGGCGACAGAGAAGATAGTGAACTGGTTGTCACCGCTTACAACATCGTCAGTGGAATGTCTGGAAACGTCGTGAACCACTCTTTCAGATCTACTCTCAGACAGACGGCTATCAAGATACGTGAGACAACAGGCATGAGCGTCAAGGCTCATCGTATCGTCCATGGCGCCCGTCCGTGTTCTCACTGTCTTGAGATGGGTGCTAAGTGGTATCCTCTTGAGACTGAGGAATTTAGTGGATTTCACGATTACTGTCAATGCGTTATAGATACAGAATGGACAGCATGATATTTAAAGTATTCAGTTTGGGAGATAGAACTCTCTTACTAAAACACTGAGTCCTAGCCAAAAGGTTGGGATCATATTACTAGAACCACATATGGAGATAACGTGAGTCTGAGTGTTGACGTTGAAACAAACAACGATAAAAATAGTGTTGACTCGGATGACCAGGAAGTAACCACCACCAATGAGGGTGAGCAGGTTGACACGGACAGTAGTGGTAAGTCCGATGATGAAGGTCTCCAGAACAAGAGCCTAGAGGACAGCGACGAGTTTAAGGCAGCGGTCGAGTCAAAGGTCTCTGAGATCCTGAAGGAACGTCTGACACGTGAGCGCTCAAAAGGTGCCAGTGAGCAGAAGGCTCAGGACGATGAGGTTATCAACTCACTCAAGTCTGAGATTGAGGACCTGAAGGATAAGCAGTCGGGTCTTGAGTCTGAGAATATGAGAATCACGTTTGCTCTTGACAACAGTATCTCACATGAACTGGTCAATGTACTGAAAGGCTCAACAGTTGACGAGTTGGCTAAGTCTCTTGAGGCGGTCAGGTCAAGTGGTCTGTCAGATCACCGCAAGCAGCAGGTGTTTGAAGGAAAGGACTACTCTGACCCAGACAGTGATCGTGTCTCACAGATTGTTGCTGACATCAAGTCACGACTGAACATCAAATAGCATTTTATCAGTACATCAGGAGCATGATTTACAATGTCAGACGCAGTTCTCTCAAAGGACATCAAGAACATCTACCGTGAGATCCTACCGGGTGTCACTGGAACCACCTCAGCACTGAGCCTTGCCGGCGCCTCAGCCATCAACTGGAATACTGACAAGCTTGTTGAGACCAGCGTTCCAGGTGCATCACTTGTCGCTGAGGACGGCGAGAAGGACATGACTGGGGCTCACCTGGACGAGGCAGAGGTCAAGGAGATCAAGCTCGTCAGCATTTTCCCAGTTACTGAGGAGACCGCTACCTCTGAGCACGGCAACGACACCATCGCCTCCCTGGTTGCAAACGCTGTTGACGCCATCGTCAAGTCCAGTGACATTGCAATTATCAACGGTTACAATGCCAAGACTGGTGTCAAGGACGCTACTCACGCCCCTGTCTCGATCCTTGGTGACGGAACCGAGGTCACAGGTAAGGCCAGTGAGGAGGCATGGGTCACATTCAAGGACGCCATTGCCAAGTCAACTCAGAACAACCAGTCCGTTCTGTTGTCACACGCTGGTTTCATGTCCTTTGCCACAGCCCAGACAAAGAACGACCTTGACCGTTTCCCAGGTCTGAGCAAGAACGTTCCTTTTACTCAGTGGGGAATCAACTTTGTTGAGTCCGACCACGCTACAGCCACCAAGATCACAAAGAACACTGGTGAGTACGAGTACGCTGAGAAGCTCCTCGGGTACATGGGTAACTTCCGTAACGTCTACCGTGCTTTCATGCCGGTCTCCATCCGTACCTCAACAGAGGGTACCATTGGTGGTTACAACGCCTTGGCACACAACGCTACACTGTTCATCATTGAGCAGCGTGTCAAGTACCTGATCAAGAACCCATCAAAGTTCACGGTCATCAAGGCCGCCTGATTAAGGTAGAAACTACGATTGGTTCTAGCGGGGTGGGTCAAGCGACAAAGGGGTCGGACCCACCCCGCCCTAGGGTATCACACAGTACAGACCAGTTACAACGAGGTATCGGTTAAGAATGAAGTTCAGTATCAAGCGGAGCACGTTCCCTGAGAACTACGACTACTCTGTCAAGGGTTGGGGTCTACCGGACACCATCATGAACAGGGATGGCGGAAGGATTGACTTTTCAGCACCACTGAGTTCCTTTGACAACAAGGAAGTTCAGGTCTACATGGATGGCCTTGACCAGGTGACTTACTACTTTAGAAAGTTCTACCCGATGGTTGAGGTTCATGAGCACATGGATGAGGAGACCTTAGAGTCTGTCATTGAGATCAGTTACGCTGGTGAAATCTCACCTCGACAGAACCAGGAGTCTCTTATCAAGTTTGTTCTCTACGAGAAGGACCCTGACTCTGTTGATCTGTTCACTCAGAAGAGTTTCAGTACTGACTCGACATACTCAAAGGTCAGTCGTGATGCTTTCTATGACGCCTATAACGGTCTGACAGACGATGAGATTAAGCAGCATATTGACGTCCAGCACAGTTCTATAGAGAACTATATTCCGCTGACAAAGATTTGGGACTACATCTCTATTCAGAACCTACACTCATACAACAAGGATGAGAGTCCTGTCTATATAGCCGAGAAGATTGCTGATTTCCTGACCAGCCTGTTTCCTCTGACACCTTTCTACACCAAGGTTGTTGAGAGTGATGGGATGTTTTTCTGTGATTTCTATTGTCACGTGCATATGTTCTCGATGCACAAAAACATCAATATTGCTATCAAGGAAGGTGTCAACGAGGAGGAAGACTATCGTACATCTCGTGAGCACCTGACCAGACAGATTACAACTTTGTCTAGAAAGGATCTGATTGACGAGAATGCTGATGTTGCTGAGGTGATTGGTCTTAAAGGTTCCGTTCTTAACCATGCCACCCCATTCAACATGTATCACAGGTACAACGGTACCACAAAGGTGACGACGTTCTACCCGGCTGAGATTTTTGGGTTCTCTAAGGGATGGACAAACGACATCACTCGTGAGGATGGAGGCGACATATTCAGTTGGACCAGGGGATACTTGCCTCAGGGTAGTGGTCGTTCCTACGACGCCCCATTCACTCATGGGTTCAGGTTCATGGACGAGGAGTATGAGGCTCAGGTTGTCAATGGTCTTGTACGTCTACCTTGGTTGCCTGGTGACGGGTATGTCGAGGAGGACTACAAGGTTGAGACCGAGAACCACATGCCTGAACTGACCAGTACTCTTGTTGGTGCTGATGGTCACGCTGGTGTCTACATGGTTCACACCGGAAAGATTGAGGCCATCTCTCTTGAGTCAGCCAGAGGCAACAAGATCAGTTACAAGAAGGACGGCAAGTGGGTATCTTTCACTGAACTGGACAAGACATGGATCATGGGTAACAAGGTCGCCCCGTTCAGGGAGGACTGGACCCAGGATGTCGTTAAGGTGTATCGATCAAAGGCTGACAACTCTATTCTGAACGCAAGCGCTCTACCATCAAACGGTACAGGAGACGCTGTGATTGGCTCTCTGAGTGACAAAGACAAGGCGAGTTGGTCGCTACATGACTCCCATGACCTTGCGTCCTATCTTTCTGATTCATCGCGGAATGACGGGGATTACGGGGTTTTCTACAACTCTCGGATGTTCAAGATCACCCTTGAGACAGTTGATTCTCTACCAGTTCCCGCCGGTACAGAGTCGGGAGAAGACGGAAATTCTCACCAGAATGGCTCTGGTAACGCATCAGATGGTGATTTTGAGGACGAGTGGTGGTATATGGTGACCGCAACCCTCAAAGTGAGACGTCTAAAGGGTGATCCACATGCCGGAAAGTAAGGTTTACGCGACACTCGATGACTTGAAGGTCTATCTTGGTAGTTCCTACAGCGAGTCAGATGATAACAGGCTGAACATGATGCTCAAGTCCGCGAGCGCTGGTCTGAGGTCAGTGTTCCGTGGTTACGGTATGGACCTGGACAAGAGGATTGAGAGCGGTGAGACTGAGGAGGTTATTGTTAACCAGGTTGTTGTTGAGATGGTCTCTCGTTCATACACGATGTCTGTGTCAGCGCCTCTACTTGGTGATTTCTCTCAGATGTCGTCCACAGCAGGTCCTTACCAGACGACTGTTTCTGTGTCTGGTCCTGGTGGGTCGATGTACCTTAGACGTGAGCAGGCCGCTTGGCTTGGTCTACCAGTTGTAAGTTTCCGTTCAATAGATCTCTTGTGATTAAGTAGGGTGAGAGAAGATGAAGCAGTTGGCATCCCCAAAGGTGAGGAGCTATTTTTATCGTATTGTTATTATTATCTTGGCTATCCTTGGTGCTAAAGGATACATAGATAATCAGATGACAATGATGCTTGGTTCACTGAGCGCGGCTGTTCTTGCTATCAGTGTCGCTGACTACCACGTTCCTCGTGGACTGGATGCCAGCGAGTCCAAGGATGAGAAGTACACACCACGACACAAGGCCCAGTGATTAGTATGGCTTTTCTTACCAACTTGCTACCAACAGAACCTGTGACCTTTCATGTTCTTGAGTCACAGGAGACAACCGACTTTGGTGAACAGATTAAGACGTATAGAGACATTCATATTCCTAACTGTCTCGTTGCGCCTCAGATCGTTACTGAGTTGGGTACTGGTGAGCAGTTGCTACAGAGAACCTTACTGAGCATTCATGTTCCTGGTAGTTACAAGGACGACCTGAACAACGCCATGGTCAGCGCCAGAGGTAAGGAGTACAGGGTTGTCACCAGCAAGGAGCCTTACACCAAGTCACCTCTTGTCTGGGATCGTGAGGTTCTGTGTGAGGTGGTTGACTGATGAGTGACACTGTGAGGATTTCTTTGAAGTCGGGTAACATTGCCGCTTTTCTGAAGAGGTCAACGGAGATCCGTGAGGCTGTTGATGAGGTTGCACAGATGGTTGAGGAACAGGTTCCGTCAGCAATCTCAGCAACAGACTCTAAGAGAAAAGAGGGTCACGTCAAGAAGTCTGGTGACCAGGACGTGTTCAACGAGATTGGTAAGCCACACGACCGTTATCGTCGTACTGTTGGTGTGACAAACTATGGTCGTGCTGACAGGGTGTACGGAACTCTTGAGCGCGCTATCGAGTCAGCCGGTGGTAGACCGGTAGGTAGGTGATACGTCATGTCATCCATCTCACCAGAACGTTCAGTCATCAAGGCGTTGAAGGACTCAGGTGTCAGCGCTTACACAGAGTTACCTGATCTGTCGAGGACTCAGGTGTCAGCGCTTACAGACTTTGCTCTTGTGGTCAGGACGTCGATGTCTCGTCAGAGCGATGACGCCAACAGGAGTATGGTCGAGCGTTCATACAGGTTTCTGATTACATGCTTTAGTTCCAAGGGACTGGAGTCGGCGTCAGTTCTGTCGGACAAGGTTGCTGAGGTCATTGAGGACCTTTATTACACGGACGACCTTGTTTCTGACGCTGAGACGACAAGTGGTTCTGAGATACCGCCAACGGGAAAGTACTCCTGTTTTCAACTGGGTATCACAATCACGTACACAGAATAACATTTCTATATTATAGGAGACAATAATCATGGCAGACCAGAACATTAACACCAACAACGGTGGTCTCGCTAAGCCAGTAGACAAGCGTGTCGGTATCCTGTGGTACGGTACCCCTGACCAGGAGGACCTTAACGCAGTTACAGCCACCTCTGACCTGAGTGAAAAGTTCACCAACGCTGGTGCTATCACGACTGATGGTGTCACTGTCGCCTCGGATGCAAAGGACCCTGAGACCTACAAGGACTTTAACGGTAACACCTTTGACTCAGCCGACGCTACAGCAACAGACAAGATTACTCTGTCTGTTCTTGAGATGCTACGCCCAGCCGCTATGAAGCTCGTCTACGCTGACGCCGCTATCACAGCCAACGCTGGTGGTGACAAGATCAAGAAGATCTCTGGTGACGCTAACCCGTCAGACAAGTGCTTTATCATCGACTACAAGATTAAGGGCACAAGGGTCCGTGAGATTTACCGTCACGTCACCTTTGCCAAGCGCGGTGACAAGAAACTGGTCAACGACGCTCTGATCTCTCGTGAGGTCACCTACACCGTTCTGACTGGTAAGAACGGTAACGCCGTCGAGCAGTTGTTTGACGTCGCCTGACACACAATGACTCTCCGGTGGTGGGTGAAACCCCGATCTACAACACACCCGCCACCGGATGAACACCAATAATATTTAGACAAGAACCTAAGAGACAAGCAAGAGAGGTTTGAAATAATGAAGGTTACTATTCAGCAGAAGGATGATGTTACACTCGTCAGGCTTGAGGCCAGTGATGGTGAGCACAAGTCTTTCTCTTACAACAAGGGATCAGTGAGGTTCCTCCGTTGTGTCAGGGAACTGGCAAAGATTGACGAGGAGTACTCTGTCAGTGACGATGATGATGAGTCCAGAGCAACAGCAATGGTTGAGAAGGCTCTGGCTATCGTTGACGTCATCAAGAAAGGTATCGGTTACAGGACTGGTGACCAGATCGAGGAGTGGTCTGAGGAGCACGATGACGATGGTCTGACAATCAGTCAGTGGATGGGTTTCATCTCTGGTGAGTCTGATGCCCAACTCCCAAAAGAGTAACCTCATTACTCTCAGCCGTCAAGGACATTGAGGAGTACGGTGAGCCCGGTGGTGTGCTGGATGCTGACTTTCTGTCCATCTACCACCGGGACCTGTACGAGATGCTGGATGACAACTGGGAAAGAGTAGTTGGTCTGACAGCACAGTTGTATGAGACACAGGGCTCAAGACTGTTCAAGGAACGTAACGGCTTTGAGTACATGGACTGGAACTCTCGTGTCCTGTTGTCAGTCGAGTACTACACGAGACTTAATTTCTACGCTGAGACAAAGGACGCTCAGAACGGAATCAACCAGCCTAAGCCTATGGTTCCTGAGGGCGTTGAGATAGAGATGGACAAGCCTGACGAGGACAGGGAGTACACCCCGGAAGAGGTTCAGGCGATTTATCAGGACATCTATCAGGATGATGCTGAGCGGTTCACGTGAACAGTAACAATACTGTAACAGTTTTACAAGACAGGATCTAGTACCAAAGAGGGTATGAAGAGATGGCAGAGAAGAAGGGCAGCAAGAAGTACGAGATAGCCTCAGCGTATGTGAGTGTTATCCCGTCCCTGAAGGACATGTCGTCTCAACTTGAGAAGCAGGTCCAGGCAGCAACACCATCAATCAGAAAAGGTCTTGACGCCGCTATCGGTCGTAGTCTATCTGGTGTGTCGATCAATCCATCTGGTCTGACATCAAAGGTTGGTAGTGCTCTTGCTGGTGCTGGTAGGTTCATGACCAGTGGGTTGCACTCGGCTGTAGTGAGTGCTGGTCGTGCATGGCGTGAGACACTGACGGCTGGTTCCAAGGCGGCTGGTCTCGCTCTTACTGGTTCTGTTGGAGCGGCTACAGCAGCGGTTGCCGGTGGTGGTCTGAAACGAGCACTGTCTCTCAATGAGTCAGAGGCAAAGTTGTCGGCTCTGGGCTATAGCGCTCAGCAGTTGCAGTCCATCATGGATACGGCAAGCAAGTCTATTGACGGTACCGCATACTCGATGAGTGAGTCTGTCAACGCAGCCGCTAATTTTCTGTCGGCTGGTGTTGAGCAGGGTGATGACTTGCAGAACGTACTGTCGAGCACCGCTAAACTCGCTGACATCTCTGGTAGGTCGTTTGGTGAGATGGCACACCTGATGACCAAGAACGCATCAGCAGGTGTGGTTCAGTGGGAGGACCTGGTACAGATTATTGACTCTGGTGTTCCTATTCTTGATGCTTTGCAGAAGAGTACTGGTAAGACTGGTGCTGAGATCAAGAAGATGGCCTCTGAATCAAAACTCTCTTTTGATGACCTGAACAACGCCATTAACGGAATCAACTTTGACTCGGCCCTCTATGCCTCACTGAACCTGAAGCAGGCTTACGCAAACGTCAAGGCTCAGGCGGCAAAGATTGGTGGTGACATCTGGAGACCTATTACTGAGGGTATGGGTCCGATGCTTGTTGAGGTCAGGCAGGGACTGAAGGACTTGCAGTCAAACCCGGCTTGGCGTAACGCTGTCAACCTTATCCAGACGACTCTTGCTAGTGGCATGGATCGTATTGGTGGCGTGGTTCACAGGTTCACGAGTTCACTGAGTAGCGTTGACAAGGTTGGTTCTACAATCACCAGAGTCGTTGCAAAACTCAGAGAGTTCAGGGAGTCACTGTCTGGTTTACAAGGACCAGCAGCAGGTGTTGGTCTTGCTCTTGGTTCTGGGTTGCTTTCTCAGATTCCTGTTATCGGTTCACTGTTTGGTGGTGTGACACTCAGGGCTGGTTTGCTCGGTGGATCAATGATTCAGATGGTTTCCAGCAGTGACTTACTACAGAACTCGTTCAAGTCTCTAGGTACCTCGTTCAGTAACCTGTTGAGCAAGATCACCAGTAACCTTGGTGGGACTAACCTGTTTGAGACTATCGGGGACAAGATGTCCAAGGCGGTAGACTCTATCTCTCAGGTCATTAGTAACATCGACCCGTCCAAGATTAAAGGATTCAATCTTTCTGGTTTTATTGAGAGTGTCTTTGGTAACGCGACTGACTTTGTTACTGAGATTATCTCTAAGGGAGACCAGATTGGTGACGCCATTGGACGAGTAGTCAGTGCCGTCTCAAACGCTCTGTCTGGGGTCAGTGGTGGTCTTGGTGGTGTGAGTCTTGGTACCTGGCTGGCTGATACGGTTGTCTCTGGTATCGACACAGCAGCCAATACTCTAGCAGCAGTAGCACCGTTACTCATCAATGTTGCTGGTCTACTTGCTACGGTCATCACCTCGGACTTTACTCAGGGTGTTCTTGGGTGGATTGGTGATGTTGCTCAGTGGTTTGCCGAGCATCAAGGAGCAACCATTGCTCTGGCTACAACACTAGGTGTCCTGTTTGTCGGAGGTAAACTGACCAAGCCTATCATGGCAATGATCCGTTTCTTTAAGGGCGTTGGGTCATCGACTGAGGGTGGTGACAAGCAGACCAAGAGCATCGAGAAGTTTATTGATGGTGTGACAAACGTCATCAGCAAGGTTATTACTGGTCTTGGTTCTGTCGCGTCACAGGCTGTTACTACAGTCATTGATGTTGCTGTTACTGGCGTCACCTCTCTGGTCAACGGTCTGGCAACGATTGGTAAGGTGGCTAGTAAGGCGGCACCTGAGGCACTGATTGGTCTTGCGGCTGTCTCTGTTCTTATTATCGCAGCAGCAGCAGTCATGAAGGCTGTCACGGCTCTTGGGATCAATGAGTCTATTCAGCAGTTCTCTGACACTCTTGCGTATGTGACACAGAATGTCATCTCAACGATTCAGTTTGGGTTTGTGTCTATCGCAGCAGGTGTATCTCAGGCAGCAGTCCTACTGTCTGGTGGTCTGTCAGCGGTATTCAAGGTGGTCCAGCCGATCATCTCGTTCCTGACAACAACATTCCTGGTGGCGTTCACTACTATTCTGTCGTCTGTTACTGAGAGTGTCACCGCTATCGCGTCAACTGTGGCTAGTGGTGCAGCACTGGTTATCGACTCGTCAGTACTGTTGCTCTCAACGTTCTCGTCAACAGGTGTCAGTGCTGGTGCAGGAGCGCTCGCAGCAGCAGCAGGTATCCTGGCTTTCTCAGCGTCCATTGGTGCTCTATCTCTGGCGATGATTGGTCTTGCTGTTGCTAACGTCGGTGCAACACTAGTCAACTCTGTTGCTGGGGATGACAGTGTTCTGGCTCAGATTGTGTCTATCGGTAACTCTCTTGCTGTCGTGACATCGAGCATCAGACAGATGCCGTCTCAGTGGGTTCAGATCTCTGGTGAGGCTTACAGTGCCGGTACACAGATTATGTCGTCTTTCAGTAGCGCGATGGTGTCTGGCGTAAGTACAGCAAAGACTCAGGTTCTCAGTGAGGTCAGGTCTCTACTCGACTCTGTTCAGTCTCAGGTGAACTCACGGACATTCACGTTGAAGTTCCAGGCACCAGGATCGCTGGCTGTCGCTGGTAACGGTGGTTCATCTGTTTACAACCAGAACAGCACATACAACATCAGCACAAGCAACCAAAGTGTGACAAACGAGATTCTAAGAAGAGCAAGGTGATTGAGAAGTGGCAGCACCATATGACTACGTGAAGATTGACGGAGCAGGACGTTCTTTCACTGTTCCTGTTGACGTCACAGGAAAGAAAGCCCCATCACCTACCGCTCACACGGTACTGTTGGAGGCATCGGGTATTCTCACACCGGGAGAGAATGACGCCAAGCCGGTTGAGAGGACATTCTCTAACGGTACTGTCCTACCACCAAGACCCAGGTTCACAGGTAGAGACATCACACTGACTATAGCGATTACTGTGTGGCCGTGGAGTCAGGAGGACCTAAAAGGAACTTACAACCACATCCTTGCCACACTGACTAGCGGTAGCCTGACTGTATCAACAAACTATCCAACATCTCACACGTGCCAGTTGCAGAGGATAGAGATTCTTGACAATTGGGGACGTAGAGGTCCTGTGAGAGTCAAGGTCTATCTGAAGTCGGCATCGTAATAACATCACAACAAAAAGTCTTGCACCTGGGTTGGTCTCTTGCTCTCTCTCTCTCTTGCCAACCCAGGTGCATTATTGTTATGTTATTGCAATCTCTTATATGTATGTGCTTACATCTAAGAGACCTTTACAGATCCTCATATCCCCATGCCTTGTCGCTGAGGTACTTGAGTACAGACGTCATCTTGTCATGAGTTGAGATGTCGTACTCAGCATTTGGCTTGGACAGCAGCATTGCTGAGTCAATAACTATAGGTGATGGGAACTTGTAATCCAGTTTTCTTGGATCAAGTGTGTGCGTGAGTTTACGGAACACGACTTTTCTAGCGATGTTGTCATACCACCACGGAGCACCGTTACCTACATCCTCGCTGGGAAAGTTCTCTGGTGGTGCATACACCTTGTCGTTGATTCTGTATGTTCCTGTAAACCTGAATCCTCTTGACTCAAACCCGTATATACCACTAGCGTACTCGATAGCATTCCATGCCATAGGTGGATAGACAAACTTGTAGTCTGTGGGTTTGTCGTCGTCAACGCTCCATGTCCAACCACTACCGATAAAGTTTGAGTTGTGGATACCTCCGTCATCATCCTGTGAGATTCCATGAGTCTTGGCAAAGTTCTTAATGTAGTCTATTGCTCCGTGGTTCTGTTTCTTTGGTGCCCTGATGAACCTGTCATCCATTGTCCGGTAGTAGGGCAGAGTACAGTTATCGTCCGACGCTTTTCTTGGTGATCCGCTGAACGGAATCTTGTCAAGGTGGTACCTGTAGTAGCCGTCAAGGTTAGCGTTGCTGTAGTCAATGAATGATGTCATGACAAGGAAGTCAACGTTCTTGATTCCCTGTGAAAAAACTGGTTCAAGGTCATAACCTGCTGGTAGATGAATGACTCCATCATAAGTAACATTTCCTCTAGTGTTGTATGACACACCTGTCTGTAGGACAACCGTTTCCATGTAGTTGCCCCACTCTGACTCTGATGCTTGTTTACATGGAACATAGCAGTCAATTTTCTCTGGGTCTATATAGGCATTATAGAAACAACCGGCCTGGAAGCCACCGTTTATCTTTGGATCAAGATCCGAGTGCTCTAGGACAATAGATGTTCTGACTCTCCAGTCCTCAGCGCTTGCCTCGCCGATTTCTCTGGTCACAAAATCATAGAACTCGCCCCAGTTGTTGACCTTGGCTGTGTAAGGCATGTCTTTTGGTAGTTCAGGGATGTTTTCTCCTTGTCCTCTCTCAGGAGTTGTGCTTACTCTTGTTCCGCCTTTAGCGACAACTTTTTTCTCTGACAGGAACTCAGCAAACTTTCCCTTGTAGTTCCTGTCAGGGTTGACGATCATCCTGATGTCTGGTGTCGTGTGTGACTCAGCAGACCAGATGACAACTATCCTTGTCTGTGATTTTCCTGACGGAATCTCTTTTGGTACGCCAGTTGTGCACATGAACATCTTTTTGTAGCACCCATCCAGGTACTTTGCGCTTGACGGGATGGCTGGTACCTTGACGTCTACAGCAAGTTCCTGGTGAGCATAGAGCATAGCACCATAGTAGGTGACTGTCTCAACCGTGCTTGGTAGAGGCTCAATCATGTAGGCAAACGGTTTCTCGTCAAGGTCTGTGACACATCTATACGGCTCGTTGTCATATGAGAATGTTCTTGCGTCGCTAGGGAAGAAGAAGTTCTCGTCCCATGCGCCCTTGACTGTCGCCTGTTTGTACCAGAAATACTTTCCTGTAGTATCCTGGCGGATCCTCTCACTGTTAAGATCATACTTTCTGATCGTCGCAACAGGATCCATGTCCTCGGTGTTCTTGACAATTCTCTTGGTGTAGTAGTTCTCGACCTCGACAAGACCAGTAGGTGTGTTTGGCATGAGTCCAGGAAGAAGATCTGTGTTTTTAAGGGTCTTTTCCAAGTTGGATCCCCAGTCGTAGAGAAACCTTGTCTTAAGAGACCTTGGTGTAGCAACAGGTGTTCTACCGTGCTCAACAGACACGTTCATCCAGATCATGTGGAGGTTGTGCAGTATACGGCATGACCTTGGAGCACTGATACCAAGAGAGCCCCATGTCCAGATCATATTCCTGTCAGACTCTTGCTGTAGAGGCAGATCCACCTTGAAGACAGGTTCCCTGATGATAAGAGTATCCATGTCCAGGCCCTTGAAGTCAACACCACCAAAAGGAAGATTGACTGTTCCCTGAGCGTCGATGACAACCTCATCAATGTTTATATGATGTATACACACTTTAAGATTCTTGGGATCGTAGACAGGAAAAGTGGTTCCTAGATGAACTTTCTTGGCGTTGACGTATGAGTTCACCTGTACTGGAGCGCCACCTGCTGGGTATCCTGACAGGTCACCAAAACCGTCCTTGTCATAGAAAGTGAAGTCACACGGACCAAGATAGACAAGATGATCTGAGAACTCACCCTGGTTCTCTATCCTCTCTAGGTTCTTGCAGTCCTTGAACGGAGCATAGATCTCGTTGTCTCGTCTTGATGAATCATACCTTGGAGGAAAGATCATCATCTCTTTCATGGCAGCCTCAGAGAAGATTCTTGGCGCTACTTTGAACGTGGAACCTTTGAATGTTGGCATAGAGTCAGCGTTGTCAAATATACCTTTAGGTGCTTTGAAGTCAGGGTTCTTAATAGCGATCTCAGCGTTGTCAAGTAGCCGGAAGCACTCTGGTAGAGGGTCAATAAGGGTGTCGATGTTACTCAGAAAACTTGACACCAGGTCATCACGAGAGAAGGTAGGCTGAAACTCATCTGTTGACGAGAATACTGTAACATACTCACCACAGTCACCTGAAAGTGATGTTGAAACAGTATTCTCAAGGCCGTAGCATACGCCTGTGACTTTCATTCCAGCATCCTCAAAGCATGAGACATCTATTCTCTTGACGCCTGGCTTGACCTTGAACCTGGTGGTATAGGTGGTGAATGACGTGTTTTCTGGTACGTCAAAAGACTGTCCAGAGAGCATGTCTGTCAGGTTGCAGGTGTAGTTCATTTCCATGTTGGTACCATGCCTAGTAATAGTAAAAGGATGAGATAGTGTTCAGGACAGATTGGCAAAGTTATCATTGCCGTCAAAGATACAACCACGAGAGACGTCAGAGTTGAGTCCTTTGCTCGCCTTAGACAGTCCAATAACAGGTATCTCTATGTCCGTAATTTCCTTATTGAACGGATTTGTATTGGCATCACGAGGCTTGTTGATGTGTGAGATTATCTCTGTATCGACGTACTCACCGTACTTCCAATACTCATGATCGATACCTGGGTGAGGTCTAGAATCTTTGACGTGCATCTGTGTTGAGACTATCTCACTGGTGTATGTATCTGTAGCCTTGAGGTTGAAATCATAGGTGATGAACTCTGATCGGCTCATCTCTAACGTCCATGCAGCACGTCTGTCAGAGAGCAGAACAACAATCTTGCCCTCGTCCTTGATGTATAGACACTTGCCTAGACGGTCACCATCGTAGAGCGCAACAGGGTCACTGAGAGCCTTGTTCACGTCGTCTCTGGTTGCTGGTTCTGGTTTGAAGCACGAGTGAAACACGTGGTTGTCAGCAACTTTTCTGGTTGACTGGTAAGCGCTCGCGGCCCATGGTATAGCGTTTGATACAGTCACTTTGTGTGGAAAATCTTGACCTGTGACATTTGTATGAGCGCGCCAGTGACGCCATACACGGTACACTGTGTTCTCTACTACTCGTGACTCAAGGGGTGTTGATGATACCTGACCTCGTTGTGGTACAGTACTCATTGGTGCTGACTTGTGTGCTGGAACCCTGTACCTAACCACTACTGAGCCACCTGACAGCAGATCAAACGACTCACTGAGATACCCTGATGGAACCTTGTAGGACAGTGATCCATCAGTAGAAACAAGTGGGCATGACACCTGTGAACCATCATTACGATAAAGAACAATGGTGTCAGCACTACCTGATTCCAATGAGATGTACCCTGTTGAGCCATCAGTGGAGACCCATCTTGAGATGCTTGAAACTGTCATTTGTGTCACCTGGTATTAAAGTCGTAGTAGTAGACGGCGTTGTAGAACCTCTCTGGAATTGCCATTGATATGTCGTCATCTGGTGGTCCTAGACGTGACACACCGTTAATAATCGCTCTGTATGGGAAACTTGCAGAACCAAGTCCGGTCCACAATCCAGTATCTTTTGACGACAGAAACTTTATGCTACCGCTGTTAATAGAGAGGTAGATGTGTGGCATCTCAACACCGTCAATGGTTGTTGTGTAATTGGAATCCCTAGCATTCCACCACGGGTTACGGTAGTCGCTCTCCATGTGCAATGACTCTCCAGTGTCCAGACGAGTGATTGAGACAGAGAGTTTTGACGGGTCGCAGGCAGGTAGAATGAGGTCATCACCGTCGTACTTTGCCTGGATGTATGTGGTTGATGACTGGTTGTCATGGTCCTCACCGTCACCAAAGACCAGTTGACGAGTCTCTGAGTTCAGTGATACAGTGAACTTTCCTGGTCTTACTGGTGTTGACAGAGACACGTTGAATACGCCTTTGAACACAGGATCGTTGACTACTCTGAACGTGACATTCTTTTTAACTGAGCCCTGAGTAATGGTGCAGGTCTTTGGTTTTGTGGTGCATGTGATGGTGATCGACCAGAAGAAATTTGTTCTCCATGATGTTGCTGATAGGATCATCTAACTCTCCTGGCAGTTGTAGAACGAGGTCATTGACCTGTCGATAGTGAACTCAAGTCCTGTTGTCTGTCTCAGATGTGAGGACACTGGTGATGTGAACACGTTGCCATTGAACACTACCTGATAGGTGACAACCTTGTCGTTCAGATCGCATGTAAAGGATAACTGTGTCAGTGATGTCGGTCTGTTGATCCAGTAGACGAGAGGAAAGATGACTCCTCCGGTTGACAGTTGTGGTGATGTGACACGTGTAAAACGTTGACCAGGCATGTATCCAACAACGTTTCCAGAGTCAATGAGTACCGCTCTGAAAGACATCTGTGACCTGATGACTGGTGATCCGTTAAACAGTGCAAGAGCATTCTTTGCCTTGATTCTTGTTGGGTAGGTGTCAATAGTAAGGTCAGTGACGACTGAGAACACGTCTGAGTGGCCGATAGAACCTGAGTAGAATGAGAATATTTTGGCAAAGGATCCGACTTTTAGCAGTAGCCTCTCAGGTGGGTACGGTACTGTGATTGACAGTGTGAATCCATCATCTGAGAGACTTGATGACCCTGAGAACATGTCGTTCAGTAGCGAGTAGTCGGCTATCGAGTCCAGTGTCAGAGCCTCAGCGGTCCAGTTTGTGGTTGTCCATCTGGTGTCTGAGACAAGGTTGATGTATCCCTCGGAACGGTCAGCAGAGATGTACGAGTATGCTGTGACAGACAATTCATGACCTCCAACCAGTAGAGTTCTGTAGACGACCAGCAGTCTGTGAGGCCAGTGCAGAGGTAGAGTTGAGAGGATTAAAGATGACTCGTTTCAGTCCACCAGATGATGACTGAACAGCAGCATTGAACTTTTGGAACTCACCAACCTGTAACTTGTACTCCATTACCTGTCCCTCAACAGACTTCTCAATAACCACACCAGACACTGACGGCATAAGGTCTGAGCCGATTGTCACAAAGTCAAGAGGGTCAACAGAGTCAGAAAAAGATTTGAACGACAGTGTTCCAGAGCCAGCAGACTTTGATACGATGTCTGACTCAGCAAGTCTACGGATGCTTGCAGACCTCTCTGATGGTGATGATACGACTGATGATGAGTAGGCTACTGATGGGTTGAAACCAACTCTCTCTACCACTGTACGGTCAATGAGATCAGTTCCTTTTGCGATACTGAATGCTCGTCTAACTGTACTCGTATCCTCTCGACGGATGTCAAATACTTGGTCTGTCGCCTCGTTGAAAGACCTGAGAGTAGATGACTTGACTACCTCAAAGATGAATGAGAACGGTTGCTTAAAGTCTGGTGAGACCCTGATACGGAACAGTTGCATACCTTGATCACCAAGAACATCGTTGATGATTGTCTTGAGTGTAGGTGCCTCCATTGAGTTCAGACGGTAGGATCTTTCCCAGTTCTGGTCTGATGTTGACTCGATTGCGTCACGTAGTGGACGGTAGTTGAACAGTGATGAGTTGTATCCTCGTGCTGTCATGGTGGCCTCGTTGTTCCTCATGACCTCAAAGAGAACCCCCACCGGGGAGTCTGAGTAGAACGTCTTGATCCATGACTTGTCGTCGTTTGAGGCAGCACCAGACTCGATGGCAGCCTTGTGTGACGCTATGGCATCAACCTTGTCAAGGTACTCCATTGCACCAACAAAGTCGATGTGACAGATGTTTTTGTTGACTCGTGCACCTGATACAACAGCACCGTAGACACGTGAGTTGTCAGTGTTGCAGAACCTGATGAAGTGTGAGTTCTCTGTCAGAGTGCTGATCAAAGACTCGTGTCCGGTTGTCTCAACCTCTATGAAACCACTGACTGAACCGTTGAGTCCAATGGTGTATGAGGGTGAGTTGCTGACAAATGACTCAGTGGTAAATGTGTCTACGAGAGTCAGGTTGCGGCCATGATAGAAAGAGAATTGTGTCATCTTTGACTCCTGTTTAGTCCCTGTGATAATATCCATTTACACAAAAATAGGGTTATTTTGTTAGGACAAAGTTGTGTTTAATATGGGGGTATCCTCCCCCTGGTTGGTCTGCTCCGAGACTCCCCCGCTGGCCTTGCATTACCCACTCTCACAGTGTTTTTACAGAGAGTATACAGGTTACATTATGAGAACAGATGTTCAGACAGAGAATGTTACGTTGAGAGAACATCATTCAAGCAGACTAAGAACATCCCTAACAAGAGATGTGTCAGCAGTTGTGTTCTCATCTTTACCTATCTATACGTGAAAGCACATTGGGCGCCAGACAGGTTTCCAATCCGTCCAACGCCCGTGCCACACCGGTTGTATTATGTTGTCTTATAGGCTGTCACTCTCCTTGTATCTTCTAGAGAAAATGTGATGCGGAGTTCTGATGTAGTGCTCTTCATCTATCAGATCACTGTCAGAACTACATGGTTTTAACCTGTGGTGATAGAACTGTTGCAGGTCTTCCTTGTAGTTAAGGCCAGGTGTAACGTCCTCAATAGATACGATAGTGAACCTTTTTCTTAGGAACTTTGCACCCTCACGATAGCAGAATCTCTCAAAGGATCCAGGTTTTTGCTGTTCCTTAAGGCGGTCAAACTCATCGGCGACAACAGCGATGTTCTTTCTCACGTGCTCTGTCAGAGAGTCATATCCAGTGATGTATCTGACCTCACCGTATGCCAGCCAACCGCTCCAAGCCCATGTACGTAGGACCTGTTGAATCTCCTTGTTAGACTTTCTACTGAGTTCAATCTCGTATGCGATAGACCTTGGAACATAACCTTCATCCCTGTTATCCATGCGTAGAATAAGGTCTGGCTGGTGATAGTTCTTGTATCTATCGCTCTTTTTAGGGTCTGTATCGTTTGCGTGAGGAACCCACAGAGCCGGGAACTGTTCAAGAATGTCGTCTCTGTTAGGGTCACTCGTAAGAATCCTAATGGCTTTTATCATGGCCTGACGGTGCTTGAGAACTCTCATTGAGGCGTCCTTCTCACCACTTGTACAGTTCTTCTCCATCCATCTCTCGTTGTAGAAAATGGATGGGTTGACACCTAGACGACGTGACTCAACAGCAATAATATGAGCGATAACTAGAGAGTGCTCGCTACCACCCATCTTTGAGTGTAGGTAACCTGTCTTGAGTACACTATCAAAATCTGACTTCTTGAACACCTTGATACAGTCAGGATCGAGGCCGCTACCAGCGTTCTCTCTGACGATCTTGCGTCCGTACTTGGTCAGGCAAATACCTTTAAGACTCTTGATTCCAAGAGGTATACTCATCTGTACAAGTTCTCTGTTGTGTAGTCTCTGAATGAGTTTGTATGTGCTTGAACTGTACTTGTGACCCATATACTCCTGTATGGTACGGTATGATACGATACCTGACAGAGCAACAAGTTCAAGAACCTCGATGTCTCTTTGGGTGTGTCGTGCTCTACTGTGTTTGCTCTCACGGATAGTACTGTAAAGGTAAGGGTCTAGTTTCTTATCACTCTTACAGCGCTTGTCATCCTTCTTATTGTCTGACTCAAGAGTGTTTTTAGTGTCTGTTAATGGTGTCTCAACAGTCTTTTTTGATGGCTTTTGTACATCATTAGACGGCTTTTCAATAAGGTAGTCATCGTCATCACTCATGATCTCAGACAGAAAGTCATCGTCATTCTTACTCTCAGGTACAGTGTTGACAGGTCGTCTACCAGGTGTACTATTTTGTTGTGACATACGTGATCCAGGTGGAATAATCCTTCTTCTTTGCATCATCGTGCTTCTTCTCCGTCGAGCCAACTATGCTCTATCTGACTCTTTCTACTGACGGTAATAATATCAGGATATAGCATAGTTCAACTAGGAAATAGGCCGTTTCTACACAGGTCAAAGAAGAACGATTTGAGGCAGGAACCAAAACAAGCAACCAAGAACCACCGGCAAGTGAGACACCGTGTATAGTGTGAGAGGGTATAGTTGAGAACACGTGTGGGTAGTGCTGGCCTGTGGTAATGGTCGCAAGTATGTTCCCGCAACACTGGACTACTCGCCCACGTTGAATCCACCCCGACAGGAGAGTGACGACACCCTGTACCCTCGTTCCAGGACACTAGCGCCGTTCCTCGGATGACCTAGGCGGTAGTAGGGGCTCGCCAGCAGCAGCGACCCCTTGACTACACTTTACCCCATGTGCCGCTCGTGCAGGTAGGCCGCCCCTGACGAGAGCAGACCCCCATTATGGCTACTCGCCCTTAGGACACCTCGTGATTGCCGGGCCGTTCCACCCGTGCATCAAGCCTCACCCACCGTGCAGCCAGGGCCGTTCCCGCCCTAGTGCACACCACGACCCACCCAAATCCCCGCCAGGCACTCACGTCCTAGGCGGCCTACCCGTGGTCTCACACTGGCCGTGGCGACACCTGGGCTGTCAACAAGAGATGATGGCAAGAGAGGAACGCGATTGGGGATGAGATGATGGATGTGAGTGTGAGTGGTGGATGGGGAATGGGATGGGAATGATGGATGGATGAGGGATGAGATGGAATGGCACCGGGAATGTGTCTAGTGTCTTTTCTTTTTTTACCCTCTCTGTGACCCCTGTCTTTTTGTCTTATGTGTAAGCGCATACATTTGCACGTGTAAGCACTCAGTTGTGTTGATGCACCATTGCCTGAATACCTCTAACTGTCACCACCTACCATATACTGTTCTTAAAGTGTTTGCAAACAGGTGCTGTGTCATTGTAGTGAAGTTCTTGTAGATTATGATGTCTACAGATGTTGACTACTAACTTGCTGTCATGACTATACTAGGTAGGTATGTATTTAATTGTAGGCGCTTACGTTCAGGCAACAGGATATAGCATAGTTCATTTGATATTAGGCGTGTCAGTAAAAACATCTTTCATAATGGAGTTGCGTAAAGATGAATAGTCTTAATCTTGGTTGTGCTAATGTGTACCCTGATGGAACTATTATGTACAAGAAGCCAATATTCAAATTTAGGACATTTGCAGTAGTAACATTCCCAGACATGGACTACATTAAATTTTTTGGTATGTGCGATCTGTTTCATCTTGGTCGCAGAATGAACTTTGACTTTATGGATACAAACACAAAGTCAAAGTTGTTTGATAAAATATGGGATTATGACATCTCTGAGTTAGAGGTAGAGATGTTCTGATATATACATCACATTCTCCTTTAGAGTTCAGAGAATAAGTTAATTGACACACCTGGGGCTGAGTGAAGCATCTTGAATGATGTGGATCTCAGCCCTAAGCGTAACCGCTAACCTATTGACGCAGCGTCATGCTGGCAGGGTTGGATGAAGTACTGTAAGCATGGTGTGGACAGA